TGGGTTGCAATGATAGCAGTAGCGTGTGGCGTGATAGGGAAGTTTCTAACGAACTTTACTACGGAAGATGACAAGTAATAAGGCTTTAATATTATCGTTCGTTACATCGCTTCTAATTGCGTCATGTTCGACTACACGAATTAAGGAAACAATCACAGTAAAAGATACTGTTATAATTCCAGCGAAGATTCAACTTGATACTTTATTTCAATTCAAGGATTCAATCGTCACGATTCACGATACAACTGGGCAAATGACTATCACTATTCAAAAGTTCAGAGACAAGTATATAAGAGTGCAAGGTATTTGTAAGCCTAAAGAGATAATCATTCCAATAACTAAAACGATAACAAAGACAAAGCAAGTAATTGTTAAAAACTCGTTCTATAAATATTCATTCTATTTATTACTTTTGATTGTCGGTACTTACTTAGTGTTTTCACGATTTAAGTAAATTTTTTCATTTTTGTTTGTGTGTTAATTACAGGTGGTCATTGATTTGGTCACCTGTTTTTATGTGCATTGAAAAATAATCTGATTGATAATCAAGCAGTTATAAAATAAATTAAAAATAAATTATAATCGTATTGTATTCAAATACTATATTTGATTAACAAACAAATAAAGAAAATGAAAAATTATAAGCATTATCAAGTTATTTTCACTTCTAATACAACAGGTGAAACTTCAGAAATTGTAATTGCATCCTGTAAGTCCGAGGCAAAAAGCAAAGTATTAACAAGGAAGCCTTATATAATAATAACAGACTGTATTGATATATCATGTTAGAACTAACAGACCAAGAGAAAGCAAAGCTGAATTATATTAGGCTTTACGAAGAACAAGTATTGTTCAATTACAACAAACAGAAATCTTTAACATTTATAGACAGATTAATAATATGGTTACAAAGGTAAAACTATTAGCTAATCCACAAGGGATCGAAGCAGAGACAAAAGGCAAATCGGGATATATTTTAAAACGATATTTTAAATTTGCATTGATTGAATTTATAAATGAATTTGATCAGCCAGAAGAATGGTATTTTGAAAACAATGAATTTGTAATTTTATAAAAAAAGACATGAAAAACCTAATCGACAAGCTTGTAATAATACAAGGCACTTTAAAAGCACCAAAAAATCAAACCAATAATTTTGGTAAGTACAAATACAGATCATGCGAAGATATTCTTGAAGCACTCAAGCCACATTTAACAACGCATAACCTTTACTTATCAATCTCGGATGAACTTGTCAATCTTGGCAATCGATACTATGTAAAAGCAACCGTTACAATTACGGATGCAAAAGATAGCTTAACAGTATCGGCTTTTGCTCGTGAAGAAGAAAGCAAGAAAGGTATGGATGGTTCACAGGTCACAGGCACAAGTTCTTCATATGCACGTAAATACGCTTTAAATGGAATGTTTGCAATCGACGATACAAAGGATTCAGACGCTACAAATACAGGCGAAAAAATAGAACCTATTGCAGATACTAAACTTAGTCAACTATTAAATGTAGCTTTGGCAGAAATTAAAGTAGTCGATAATGTAGACAAGCTTAAAAATATTTGGGTAGCTTATCCGATGTTGCAACAAAATGAAAGTTTTAAAAGTTCAATAAATAATCGTAAATTAGATTTTAAATAAAAACCAATGGCAGAAGAAGTAAAAAAAGAAAGCTGGGGTGCATGGAAACGCACAACGGCAAAAGGTGAAGTAATTAATTTCACTTTAAACGATGTTAAATATTCGATGTGGGTTAATAGCTACAAGACCGAAGAAAAGCATCCAGACTTTAAGATTTACGTGAATGATTACGTAGCACCAGTAACAACCGAATTAACCGAAGTAAAAACAGACTTACCATTTTAATCATGACAGAAAACGAAGCATTGAACATCTTAGTTCAGGTAGCATTAAAGGCTCAATCAGTAGGTGCATTGAAGTTAGAAGAAAGCGTCTTAGTAAAAGAAGCTATTGACACATTCACACCGAAAGAAGAAGCTACACAAGAAGCAGACAAAGGCAAAACAAAGAAGTTGAAGCCAGTCACTACCGAAGACGCATTTTAAAGATAGTAACACCAACCAATTCACAGGGAAGCTTCAAAACTTCCCTTTTTTTATACAAAGATGAACGAGACGACAAAAAAACTAATAATCTACGCAGCTGAACTTTTTGAAACTAAACAAATATCAGCCGATAAAATTTACGATCTATTATTAAATTCCGTAACCAGGAAAAAGGAAGTAACTAAAACAAGACAATTAGTTTGTTATTTTCTTTACAATCATTACGAGATGACTTATGTTGATATTTGCAAGGAATTTAGATTTGCAAACCATACTTCTGTATTATATGCCGTGAATGAGATACATTTTAGCCTTCGTACCGATAAAAGAATGCAATATAGATGTAATTATGTACTTGATAAAATAAATGGCTTAGAACGCTTTATAATACGTAACAAGCCAATACTAAAAACAGAATTATTGGATGCGGATAAACAATTTATAATTGATAATCTAAATAAAGGCTATTCAATTAGTTATTATTCAGATGTATTGAATAAAAATAAAGGTGTTATTAAATCTTTTTTAAATTTATTAAAGTCAGATTCAAAAAAAATTAATAAATTGCAAACTTTAATTATACCGAAGCAAACAAATTTTAAAATCGATTATTAATGAAATACTTCCTACACGATACCGCATCATTTGAAGATGAAAAGATTTCTGAACTATTCATAAATTATGGTTATGAAGGTCTTGGATTGTTTTATACCTTGATTGAAAAGATGGCAAGACAAGAAAAGCCTATCAAAACTTCAGTCTTAAAACACCAATGTAAAGTTGGTAAACGACTTGAAAAGTGCTGGTCATTTCTTGAAGAAATAGACTTGATATCTTCAAACAATGGTGAAACTTTCAACAAACAATTGCTAAACTTTAGTGAAAAGTACCAGATAAAAAAAGAAAAAAACGCAAAAAGAATTTCACAATGGCGTGATAAACAAGCACTTGCAGAAAATGTAACGCATTCAGAACGCTCGTGTAACACTCCTAAAGTAAAGAAAAGTAAAGTAAATGTATATATGCCCGAAGTTGAAGAAGTGATTAAATACTTTTTGGATAACGGATATAAGGCTGAAGCTGCACGTAACGCTTGGAAGTATTATGACGAATCAAGCTGGATCGATAGCAACGGAAAGAAGGTTTTGAATTGGAAGCAAAAGATGCGTGGCGTTTGGTTTAGAGATGAAAATAAAATAAGCACAGGAAGTTTAAATTTTAATATACCAGTTAATTAACTATATTTAAAAAAACAAACAACATGAAACAACACAATTTATTTGGAACAGAATTTAAAGACGATACCGAAAAAAAGTATTCTTCTAAAATTGAATCACCTATTTATGAGCCTAAAAATGCAAAGCCACATATTTTGGAACTTTGTAACAAAGAAAAAACTCATAGATTGATTCGTGAAATTGATTCTTCAAGTTTACCGATCGAAGAAAAAACATTTTTGATTGATGCAGCACGAAGGCATAATGTATTTAACTATGAAAAGATTGCAGAGTATTACGCACATTCAAATAAAGAAATGCAAGAATTAATGGAAAAATCTTCTTTGGTAATCATTGATTTTGAAAAGGCTATTCAATTAGGCTATGTTAAACTTTGTGATGAAATAAGAACTCAATATCTTGAAGAATATGGAGAATAAAGATTTTGCGGTGTTTATATTAACACATGGCAGACCTAACAATGTAAAAACATTAAGCACTTTAAAAAAGTGTGGATATACTGGTAAAATTTATTTTATTGTAGATAATGAAGATAAAACTATTGAGCAATATCAAAATAATTACGGAATTGAAAACGTGAAAATATTTGATAAAAAAGCAATGGCTGATAGTATTGACGAAGGAAACAATTTTAATAATAGGAAAGTAATTATTCACGCAAGAAATGCTTGTTTTAATATAGCTAAAGAATTAGGAATAACATATTTTGTTCAATTTGATGACGATTATTATTATTTTGGATATAGATATGATACTGGTGCTAAAATCATAAAGAATTTAGATAGTGTATTTAATTCAATGCTAAAATTTTATAAATCAACAAATATAAAATCAATATGTTTTTCACAAGGTGGCGATCACATAGGAGGTTTTAGTGGAATAAAACTTAAAAGAAAAGCAATGAACTCTTTTTTTTGTTCAACAGATAGACCTTTTGAATTTGTTGGAAGTATAAATGAAGATGTAAATACATATACATCTTTAGGGTGTAAAGGAAATTTATTTTTTACTTTTACAAATATACAGCTTGACCAAAAAGACACGCAAAGCAATAATGGTGGAATGACTGACGAATATGCTTTGACTGGAACTTACATAAAATCTTTTCATAGTGTTTTAATGCACCCTTCAGGTGTAAGGGTTTCAATGATGAATAGTAATAACCCAAGATTACATCATTCAATTAAATGGATTAATACAACTCCTATGATACTTGACGAAAAGTTTAAAAAATATTAAGTACATTTACACAAACGACAAATAAAATGATAAAAAACTTATTACAAATGGAAACCGAAATACTTGCTTTCCACAAGTCAGGAATACAAAGAGGTGAATACGTAGGCTTTGAAAGTCTCGATTCATTATACACAAAGAAAAAAGGTTCAATGACCTTTATACTTGCTTCACCACATTCGGGAAAGACCGAGTTTAATCTTGAATTACTTTTAAATCTATCCATAAAGCACAACGAAAAGCACGTTATATTTAGTCCCGAAACTGGCGATTATAAAGACCTTGCAAAAGAATTGATTTCAAAATACGTTAGAAAGCCATTCTTTCAAAGCGATGTAAACGGATGCACGGAAGCAGAGATTTATAATGCTATCGGATTTCTTAATGACAAATTCTTTATTGTCGACAACGATGAAAATTCATTTAGTTTTGACGATATAGTAAGCCAGACAAAGATTTTAGAAGCTGAAAACAGAATCAAGATTGATAATATCTTATTCGATCCGTACAATGAAGTCAAGCACAATATGAGCGAGTTTGGTAGTCGTCAAGACTTATATATCGAAGATGCAATTGGGAAGCTTAGACGATACGCAAAGAAAGAAAACAAGCACATATTTATATGTATGCACCCACAAGACCAGCAACCGATTAACGAAAACGGAATTACATATTATCCGCCACCACATCCGAGACAATCAGCTGGAGGTCAATCGTTCTTTCGTAAAGCTATGGCATTCATTATACTTTGGCGACCACCATTCGGCTTTAGTGATAAAGATGGTAAGCCGTACCGAGAAAACGAAACGCACGTAATAATTGCAAAGGCAAAGCCAAAAGGTTCGGCTAAACTTGGAACTTGTAAATTATTTTGGGATTGGAAGAAGAACAGATTTTATGAAGTTATTGACGGATCGATTTACTTTGGTCTTGAATACGAGGCAAAAAAGAAGTTAAACATTGAACCTGGAAATTTAAATAATCATTCAGTAATAATTAATACATTTGGTAAAGACTTTGATTTTTAAACTATGGATTATAAAAAATTAATTACCGAACTTCAACAAAAAAACGATGCTTATCGATTCTTTGACGAAGAAAGACTTAACTTATTAAAGATTAGTTTAGACTTGCAAATTGCACACAGAAACCTTGATGACCTTAAAGGATTCGATTCAAATATTGCAGACGCTCAATTGATAGTGTTCTTAGCTAAAGATAATTTTACAAAGATGTTTGCTAAATATGAACTTGCAGCGATTGAAATGGAAACGATGCGAATGCACGTAGGAACTTTACTTTTATACGTACAAGATTTAGAAAAGGAAATCGTTAAATTAAATTCAAGCATTTGAAGAACTCTGAAGATATTGTTCAACTTGCAATAGTTACTTATTTAAAATTGCAATACCCACAAGTCAAGTTTATGGCTAATTATTTAAGCGGTGCAAGACTGCCGATTTACTTAGCACGTAAAGCCAAGAAGCTTGGTCAAGCTGGGCAAGGCACACCAGACTTATTTATCTTCCATAAAAACGATAAATATTCGATGCTTGTCTTGGAATTAAAAGCTGATAATTCAAATCCTTTTAAGCTAAATGGAATGTTAAAAACTAATGAGCATTTAGAAAAACAAAGCAAGTATCTTACCTATCTAAATAAGCAAGGTGCTTATGCTTCATTCGCAACAGGTGTAAGCGAGGCAATTAACTTGATTGATAAGTATATGAGTAATGAATTATAACACGATTATAAGCGATTATTACACGCAGAAAGACATAATCAACTTTTTTAAGAATATCGCTGGTGAATGGTGGGAAGAATTACGACAAGATGTATTTTTAACTATTTGTGAATACGACCATGCAAAGATTACGGACATGGCAGAGCGTAAATGCTTAAAGTTCTTTATAGTTCGTATAGGCTTAAATCAATTTAGGTCTAAAAATTCAAAGTTTTATTACCAGAACTTTAAAAATCAAAGGCTATCTGATAACATTATAGACGACGAACTTATTGAAAATAGCGACCACATACTATTTGCTAATCATTTGTTTGAATTACAAGACGAAAACGCTTATGATAAGATTGAAGCAAAGATTCAAGCAGTCGAAAAGACTATTGATGACTTGCGATTCTTTGAATGTGAGGTGCTTAAATTATATTTATTACTTGGAACGTATAAAAATGTTAGCATAAAGACTGGCATTCCTATTCGTACCATAGCCAACGGAGTTAAAAATGCTATTAAAAATGTTAAACTAAACTTAAAATACGATGAATGAGATTTTATTAATTGTCGGCTCTGCCTGTGTAGGCTTTAGCTTTGCAGAAGTATCAAACATACCACAAATATTTGCACGTTGGCTTGTTGACGAATTTGATTTAGGAACTAAAATGCCTGGATATAGTTACATTACACAACCATTTCGATTGAAACCTTTCGATTGCGGTTATTGTTTATCCTTTTGGGTAGCTTTTTTGTCAGCTTTATATTTTAACTATAATATAGTTACGGCTTTGATAATTGGATTCACTTCAAGCGTCATTGCTATACTTTTAAAAAAATTTATATGAACTATTTAAACAAAAAAATATTAGATAATCATAACCAGCATTGGCATACTTTGCGTGATGCTGGTTTTATTAAAAATCTTAACAAGTCGGTAGTTGAAGAACTCGAAAAGGTTTATAACGAAGAAGTAGACGCTAACTTTAAAGTAAATAAGTGGTGCATGTCTTGTGTCTCGGAAATGATTCAAAGATTATATTTATTAACCGAATACGATTCTTTGTCTAATGAAACACAAGAATTTTCAGATGTGATTGAAGCACCTATAATAACCAATTCAACACAAGCGGTGTTAGTAAATAACTTTGATCCTGAGAATGTAAAGAAAGAACTGCCTAAAAAGCATGGTCGTAAATCAAGAAAGTAATGCCAGTATTTGAATGTTTAAACGGAAAGTATCGAATCGGGCAGGGTGCTTGTATGTACAATAGTAAAGAAGATGCCGAAAAGGTATTGAAGTATTTAGTTTATGCCGAAGAAAGCTATACCGATTATCCTGAAGCTGCAAGTAATAACGCAAAACGTGCTTTAGCTTATGCTGATAAAAACGGTTGGGGCGATTGTGGCACATCCGTCGGCAAAATTCGTGCAAATCAACTGGCAAACAAAGAACCTATTAGTAGAGACACGATAGCACGTATGTCTGCCTTTAGAAGGCAACAACAAAATAAAAACACACCTTATGGTGAAGGTTGCGGAAAGCTTATGTGGGATGCGTGGGGTGGTGACGCTGGTATTGATTGGGCAGAACGTAAATTGAAAGAAATAGATGGCAGAGAAAACAAGTGAATTAAAAGATAAGATTCAAAACCTTGACACAATCATGGTTATGCTTGAAATACTTCAGCTTCTTGACGATGTTGACTTATTAGGCAATTCAATACCAATGAAAATAAAGGTGATTAATAAGATTGATTTGTTAATTGACAAAGTATGATCGAGAAAGTAAAGATTGAATCGGTTAAAGCTAATCCTAATAATCCGAGACTAATTAAAGACGATAAGTTTAGAAAGCTTGTCAAGTCAATTAATGAGTTTCCAGAGATGTTACAACTTAGACCGATTATCGTTAATAGTGATATGATTGCACTTGGTGGTAATATGCGTTTAAAGGCTTGTAAAGAAGCTGGACTTAAAGAGGTGTATATTATCAAGGCTTCTAATTTAAACGAAGCACAACAAGCTGAATTCGTTATTAAAGACAATGTAGGCTTTGGCGAATGGGATTGGGATTTAATAGCTAATGAATACGATGAACACGATTTGCGAAGCTGGGGGTTAGATTTACCTGTATTTGATACCGAAGCAGTAAACGAATTAGAAGACGAAAACTATATTAAGATTTCAATCGAAGCGACAAACAACGCTTTTATCGAAATGAATGAAAAGCTTCAAAATATCTGTGACGAATATAGTGCTATTATGAAAGTAAAGTGAAGAAGCATACAAAGCTTTATATGTCATTCTTTGGTTACGATCAATCTGACTTTATACCTTGTGAAATTTGTGGTACTCAAGCGATAGACATACATCATATTGAATGTCGTGGAATGGGTGGTACTAAACAACCCGAAACGATTAGTAACCTTATGGCAGTTTGTCGACCATGTCATGAAAAGTACGGCGATAAGAAAGAACATAAAGAATATTTACAAGACTTGCATAATTATTTTATTGAGGTCATAAAAAAGAAATAGAATGGCAGATATTACAATGTGTTCGGGAGTTGGATGCGATATGAAACATGAGTGTTATAGACATACCGCAGAAATGTCGTACTGGCAATCTTGGTTTAGTGTAGTACCTATCAAAGATGGTAAGTGTGAAATGTTTTGGGACAATAATTTAAAAAGAGATAAAGAAGACAATGGCAAACAATCATAATTTAATACCGATTAAAAAAGGTGAAGTTAGAAACCCTAATGGCAGACCGAGAAAGTACGTTTCAGAATTACGTGAACAAGGTTATAAAGTAAGCGAAGTAAACGATGCTATTCAAGTACTAATGTCGATGACGCTTGAAGAACTTAAAGATGTGTACACAAATTCAAAAGCTACTGTTTTAGAAAAGACTATTGCTGGTGCGATTAGAAAGTCAATCGAAAAGGGAAGCTTGTATTCAATTGAAACTTTACTAACCAGATGCTTTGGTAAGCCTAAAGAACAAATGGATTTAAACGCTTCGGGTGGCTTTAAAATCGAAGTGACATATAAAGATGCAAACGATACGGATTGATCTGCCGAGACCACATACAGGTCAGCGAAAAGTCTTAGGTAGTAAGGCACGATTCAGAGTTTTGATGTGTGGTCGACGCTGGGGAAAATCTTTGATTAGTAAACAGTACACAATCACGGAAGCATTAGCTGGAAACATTAACGCTTATATAACACCGACATATTCACTTGCAAAAGTATTCTTCGACGAAATAGCAAAGATAATTCCTAATGAGGTTGCAACGGCAAATAAGTCTGACCTTGTTTTTAAATTTGTAACTGGTGGTGAAATACGATTCTTTACAGGTGAACGCTTAGACAACTTGCGTGGTCTTAAATTTCACAACGTAATTATAGATGAAGCTTGTTACATTCCACACTTAGAAGATGCTTGGAATAACGCAATAAGACCAACGCTTACCGACTATCAAGGTCGTGCCTTGTTTATATCTACGCCACGTGGTAAAGACTTCTTCTATCGCTTGTATTTGCGTAATGGTGAAAAGGACTTTGAATGTTTTAAATATACAACCTATGACAACCCTTTTATTTTTAATCAAGAAATTGACGACGCAAAGGCTTCGTTACCTTCGTCGGTGTTTGAACAAGAATATCTTGCAAATCCGATGGAGAACGCAGCTAATCCCTTTGGCATGGACTTTATTCGTCAAAACATTCAAGAGATATCCACAAACGACGCTATTTGTTACGGGATTGACCTTGCTAAATCTTACGATTATTCTGTTATTGTTGGTCTTGATGTTAATGGTTCGGTTTGTCATTACGATCGTTTTCAGCTTGACTGGTCAGCTACCAAAGAAAAGATAAGGCAATTAGACAAAGTTCCTAAAGTAATTGATGCGACTGGCGTAGGTGATCCGATAGTCGAAGACTTGCAACGTGATGACTACATGATTGAAGGCTTTAAATTCACAAGTCAATCGAAACAACAATTAATCGAAGGCTTAGTTATAGCTATTCAGCAAGGTTTGATTAAATACCCAGAAGGCTCAATAGTTGACGAACTTAGCTTGTTTGAATATGTTTATAGCAAAACAGGAGTTAAATATTCAGCACCTTTAGGTATGCACGATGATGCTGTTTGTTCGTTGGCACTTGCTTGGCGTGGTTTTATTCAAGGTCGAACACTTGGTCAATATGCTTTGATATAAAAATGTTACAAAGTTTTTTTAAAATAAATTTGTTTTGTATTATAGTAATAACTTATATTTGTTTCAAGCAATTCAATAAAGGGTTGTTAAAAACTTGCAAATCATGAAAAATTCAATCTTAATTACATCAGAAGTTAAAAAGGTAGCATCAATCAAAGCAGATAGAATGCCATTAGGTACTATATCAAGATTAAAAATAAATAACGAAATTTCTGACATTTGTATATGTCCTTCATCTTCTGGTGTTTGGTTTTATAATGTACCAGGAACAATTTTAGCTAATGTATCAGAAAAAATAATAGGCTTTGTACCATACAATGATTTAAACTAACATTCCTGTTCCTGCAAGTCAGGAATATACCAACCCTACAGCTTCCGAGATGTGGGGTTTTGGTATTATAAACCAAACAATATGAACACGACAATTATAAATGGAAAAGAAGTCGATTTAAAGTCTTTAGTATTTGACGGAATAGATTATGAAGATGCACCAGACTTTTGTGATGCTTATATTTCAAACGCTCAATTCAAAGACGGAACTGATTTAACTATTGAAGAATTAGAAATATTACAGATTGACTTAGCTTTAGAATTAGATAACTTAATTTTTAATTATCTATTTTGAAAGACAAAGCATTCGAGTTTTTCGATAGCTTAAAAGCAGGTGACATTATAAGTATTAAAGAAATAGCGAAGAACGATCCACAAGCATTTAAACAATACCTAAAGGATTATATCGACGCTGGTGGTTTGATTACAGTATCACCAGACTGGCGAAAGTTTAGAAAGGATAATAACCCGAATGATTTTAAAACATATTGACAGGTGGTGGAACTGGCAGACACGCTATCTTGTCTCGATAGTGATAATGAATATTATCTTGCAGGTTCGAATCCTGCCTTGTCAGCAAATGACTTATCTTAATTGGTAAGTCATTTTTTTATTTAATTATATTTAACTAATAATGAAGAACTGGAATACAATAACGATTGAAGATTATCAGCTTATCTACGGAATTATAAAAGATAGCGTTTTAAATGATTTCGAAAAAGAAGTAAAGCTGATTTCAATAGTAAATGAACTAACGGAAGCACAAGTTGACGCTATGCCTATTGATGAATTCAAGAAGCTAAAGCCAACGCTTGATTTCTTGCATAATGGCAAGATTGAAGGAACTTTAAAGCAATACTTGACAGTTAATAAGGTAAAGTATAAAATGTCCTTAGACGCCTTTAAATTAAGCTACGGACAATATGTAGATATTACAACCTTTATGGCTGGTGATAATGCAATGATAGAAAACTTGCACCTTATAATGGCTTCACTTTCAATGCCTGTAAAAACTAACTGGTACGGTAAAGAAACTGTTTTAAATTACGGAAGTAAGCCACACAATGAGATTTCAAAAGATATGCTTAGTTGTAACTTTGCAGATTGCTACCATACCAGCGTTTTTTTTTTGAAACTTATAAACGACTTAATAAAAGCTATCGGGGTTTATTCGGTGAAGCAAGTTTTGAAGGACAAGAAAGTGACGAAGCAGAAGTTAAGGGAAATACTAAAACCTTTGCAGAACGCTGGGGGTGGGTTTACAACGCCGAACTTATTGCAAGATTTGAGCGTGTAAAGTTAGACGATGTTTGGAATATAAATATAATACAGGCTTTAAATTCTTTGGCATATTTAAAAGATAAGAAAGCAAACGAAAACGAACAGATTGAAAAAATGAGAAAGTAATGGCAGAACCGTTTAGCAGTTTATCAACGTCTATAAAGTTTAATGAGGTTGAAGACATTCTTGTCAAGTATGCAACCCGAATCGCTTTAGATGCTGAAAAGAATCTACGATCAAATAAAAATGGTAGAGATTCAAACGCTTCTGGTAGTCTTAGCGAAAGCATAACAGTTTCACCTGTAGAATTCTTTGGTAATAATTATTCTATTGAAATTTCAATGAATGATTACTGGAATTGGGTAAACGATGGTAGAGGTGCAGGTAAGCGACCACCAATATCAAAGATAATTCAATGGATAAAAGATAAGCAGTTAAGGCTTGACGACAAAGGCGTGACTAAACGTGGCTATAAGCGTTCAGGAACTTTAATAAGTTCAAGCAATAAGAAGGTGAAGATGGGAAACAGGCAAGTTTCTATTATTGAGGCAACGGCTTATAAGATAGCAGCAAAAATAGGCAAGTTTGGAACTAAAGGTACTGACTTTTTAACCGATGCGATTGATGACAACACGGAAGGATTAATAAAAGAATTAAAACAAGCAAGTAAAAAAGACATAGTAATTCAAATAAAACGATAATGGCAATAACCTATATTCAAACACCACAACTCTGGACACCGATAAATAATGATATGATTTATTATGTTCAGACAAATAGTGCAATTTCTTTCCTTTACTTAGAAGTTCACGTTCAATCTACAATGATCGGGCGTGTTAAGTTAGCAGTAAACGACGAAGGATTTGCGTATTGTGATATAAAACAATTTCTTTATTCTTTTATCAAGAATGAACAAATGTTTTTTGAGTTTGACGTATTTTGGGAAGCTCTAATCGATTTAGATTATTATGTGAACTATCAGATTAAATGTTTTGAAACTGTTGGTGGAACGCCTTACAATGATTCTGTGAAGTACGCATTCAATGGGCAAGTATCTTTTGTTAATTTTGTAGAGTTTAATCAGCCAGAATTCACGACTACCGATTCAGACACTAAATTCTTAACTAATTCGCCACGTTTATTATCGACCAACTTTGACCGAACAAACTTTTTAAGTTATATCAATGGCACAGAACCAGCTACTAAAGTGCTTGTAAAACTTTATGAATCAAATGCAAGTATTCCGACTGCCGTTTATGAGTTTGCTATTCCTGACTTAACTGCTTTAGCTGGAATTATTGCAATAAGTCGTGAAGCATTTGGTGCTGCATTTGTTTATTGGGAAGATGTATCGGAAGCATGGGAAACTGTCGCTTCAACGTGGGAAGGAATCGGTGGCTATTTAATCAATCCGTACGTTACTGCTTTAGAAGTTACTTTGATTGATGACTTAGATGTTGAAGTTTCGGAAACTTTCAAATTTAAATATGATGACTATTGTTCAAAGTACGAAAAGACAAATGTTTATTGGCAGAATTCTTTGGGTGGTTTTGATTCATATACTTTTAATTTAGTTAAGCGTAATAGATACGATATCGATCGAAAGAATATTCAATCTTATCCTTACAATTTCGGTGTTACAGGATATAGTCAGCACACGAATAATGTTTTCAACTTATCAAATCAAAACTATTTTAGCAACTACACGGAAGGCGTAATTCTTAATTCAAGATTATTAACCGACGAAGAACACGAATGGTTTTTTGAATTAATCAAGGCACATTCTATTTACGTAGAACAAAAGATAAATAACGTAATTTATTACGTACCTGCAACTATAAAAGCTACGACATACGAGCCTAAACAACACAAGGTTGACGGATTGCAAAACGTAGAGATTGAACTTCAATACAGTTACGATAATATAAAGATTACTAAATAATGGCTACTCAAAGAACGCAGATATATTTTGAAGGTGTTAGTTTAGACTTGGATAAAAACGTGGATATTGACTTCACGTATTCAATCACGGATATTGCAGATTTTGAAAGGCGTACGACTACATTTTCAAAGACAATCTATATTCCTGGAACTGGTCATAATAACTTTCTTTTAGGAACTTACTTTGATTTAAACATCTCTAATCCGTTCGATCCTTTAGAAAACAATATCGGTGTTAATTTTAATCCATTAAAGAAAGCGTTTGCAAAAGTAACGCTTGATAATATCGAAATATTTGTAGGCGTTTTAAGGCTCTTAGAGATAAAGTTTATTGATGGGGCGTTAATATACGAGTGCGCATTATTCGGTTCGCTCACAGGCTTGTTTAGTGCATTAGGTGAGCAATTACTTACCGACTTAGACCTTGAAGATTTAACACACGATTATAATATTACAAATATCAAAGCAACGTGGTCTGATCCGACTGCAAAATACGTTTATCCTTTAGCGATGTACGGATTAGGCACAACGGCAACCGATGATAGTTATTCTGTTTTTAACTTTAGACCAGCAATAAAAGTAAAAGAAGTATTTGATAGGATATTAACACAGAACGGATATACGTATAATGATACTTTATTTGATACTAATAACTTAGAAAAGTTAATCTTATTAAACAACGAAGAAAGCTTAACTTCTTATGGTGGCTTAATTGCCGATGTTACGTTTGACGAATTAACATTCGATGAATTTGCACCATTGACTTCAAAGTTTACTTTCTTAACTGCTTTAGCTTCGGGTGTTTTAGCAATTGACGAAACTACTGGAGGCTTTTCACGTATTAAAAACATATCGGCAAGTAATGCAACAATTACTTTCAACTTAACTTTTGATTATAATACAACGCTTGACGCTGGTGAAAGCATTACGATCGGTGCAAGTCAAAGAAACGATGCAACCATAGGAACAGAAATTGCTTTGTTTGAAAATCCTATCTTTAGCTTCTTTCCTGGAACTGGTTCGTTTAATACTTCATTCACAGTAACACTTGCACCAAACGACGGAATAAACTTTATAGTAAAAGCAAACGCATTCACACCAGCAAGTTGGTCGATTACTTTTTATGATACTTCACGCTTGTCGGTAGGTGGTATTGATGACACAAAGAAAACAAATGTTATTTATGATACTGAAATCACAGGTCGGTCAATCGTTCCTGAAGGTGTTCGTCAATCGGACTTTATAAAGTCAATAATTAATATGCTTAACTTGTATATTGAGACCGATCCACAAAACGAATTTGATTTAAGATTTACACCTTATCCACAATTTTACACAGATACGCAAATTGATTGGACTTCAAAAATGAGTTTAGCCGATGGTGTTTTAATCAAACCACCTTCCGAGTTTTTACCTTTGAAGTATTCGTTTAATTACAAAAATGATGTTGACTATTATTCAAAGTTTTACTTGGCTAAATATGTAACTAACTACGGAAATTATTCGTATCCGACAGGAACAGAATTTAGTAGGGAAGACAACGCTACCGAATTAATATTCAGCATTTGCCCACTTGTAAAGAATGATTTTAATAATCGTGTTTATTCGGCTATGTTTGACCTAAATCAAAACGGAACTTATAAGCAAATAAAGACTAATCCAAAAATAGCTTTTTATGGTGGCGTAAAAGACACTTCAAGCTATACGATAAAGAATGGTGCGACTACATTAACAACCGAGATTGAATATCCGTATGCTGGTCATATATTAGACTTAGATAGCCCTTCGGATGGTTCGCTTTGGGACTTAGCTTTTGCTGCACCGAATGAAATATATTTTAATCAGCCAGTATACCCATCTGAAAACTTATTCCAGCAATACTATCTTGACTTCATGTCAACCAAAACTAATAAAGACGCTAAACTTGTGACTTTATATTTATTATTAAACACGGTAGATATAATGAACTTAGATTTCAAAAATTTAATCAGAGTTCAAAACGGAATATATTACTTGAATAAGATTGACGGATATAATCCACTTGCTGATTCATTGACAAAAGTTGAATTAATTAAAATACCATAAATGGCAACAGAAGAAATAGCGTTTAAGATAACGACCGACACCAGTCAGACCGATAAATCTGTTAAGTCCATAAAGACAGAACTTCGTGAAGCTACACAAGAAGCGTTAAATTTATCACGAAAGTTTGGTGATACTTCACAAGAAGCAATTCAAGCACAACAAAGGGTTGCAAACTTAAAAGACGAAGTAGGTGATTTTAGGCAAAGAGTTGAAGCTTTAAATCCTGACGCTAAATTCAAAGCATTTTCACAAACTTTGCAAGGCGTAGCTGGTGGCTTTGCTGGTTTGCAAGGTGCGGTCGGATTATTCGGAACTGAAAGTGCTGAACTTGAAAAGCAATTATTAAAAGTTCAAAGTGCGTTGGCTTTATCCGAAGGATTGAATAGTGTGCTTGAAAGTAAAGACGCATTCACGAACTTAGCCGTAGTAATAAAGGGAAACGTAGTAAAAGCATTCACAACGCTTAGAGGTGCGTTAATAGCTACAGGAATAGGTGCTGCAGTCGTTGCAGTCGGTTTATTAGTCGCAAACTTTGATGCCGTTAAAAAGGTTGTTTTAAACTTTATTCCTGGACTTGCAAAGGTTGGTGAATTTATAGGCAAGTTAGTTGACCAAATCACTGACTTTGTTGGTGTAACAAGTGAAGCTGAACGTGCATCCGATAGGCTTACCAAATCGACTAAAGGTCGGAACGAAGAAATAGATCGTCAGATTAAATTGCTATCGGCTCAAGGTGGTAAAGAAGCAGAGATTGCTAAATTACAAAAAGATAAGGCGTTTAATGATTTAAGAGATTTAGAAGCACAAAAGAAAGCTAATAAAATAGCAGGTGATGAATTCATAAAAAATAAAAAGGATTTAATTAACGAAATCAAGATTGTCGATGCCGAAGAAGCAAAGCGAATAAAAGACGAACAAGACAAAAAAGCTGAAGAACAAAAAGCAGCAAACGCCAAAGCAATACAAGATAAAAAAGAAGCCGAAGAAAAGAAGAAGAAAGATGACGAAGCAATAATAAAAGCAATTCAAGACGAAGCAAAAGCTAAAAAAGAGAAAGCTGATTTAGAAGCAGAATTTGAAGCACAAGCGGTTGAATCACTAACACAAATTGAACAAGAAAAATCAGATTTAAAGGATGCTGAATTACAAAAAGAAGTTGAACGTGCTTCATCCTCTGCTCAAATAGTTGAACAAGGATATAAGAACAGTAAAGAATTAGCAGCTGCCGATTTAAAGATAAAACAAGAAAAGGCAAAAGGTGAAATAGACTTGTTATTTGCCGTTTCAAATACTGCTGGTCAAATTGCAGATATTTTAGGAAAAGAAAGTCAAGCAGGTAAAGTCTTAGCCGTTGCACAAGCATTGATAAATACTTACTTAGGTATTTCGGCTGGTGTGAAGTTAGGGTTCCCAGCTGCTATTCCTGCCGTTCTTGCTGCTTCGGTCACAGGTTTTAAGGCGGTCAAAAGTATAATGGCAGTAAACATTCCTGGTGGTGGTGGTGGCGGTTCGATGCCTTCGGGTGCTTCAAGTCCAGCTTCATTTGCGACTGCCATGTCTGCACCAATTCAATCGGGCGTGAACGTTCAACAAACTTCAGCCGTAGGCACAACGAATGTAAACTTACAAAATCAAACAGTTATAAAAGCTTATGTCGTAGAAAGCGATATTACAGATTCACAAGATAGAATAAATAAAATCAAGGCAGCAGCCACAATCTAAAAAAATATGGATTTACCTATTTACAAATTAGTTATCAGTTCGGATATGTCCGACGATTCAGAAGTTGATTATATAGCACTTGTTGACAGACCAGCTATTCAAAAAAACTTCTTAGCGTTTAATGAGCGTTTAAAATTCGAAGTAATAAGCGAAGACAAGCAAATATTGTCGGGTGCTTTGATGTTGGCAGATGTGCCGATATATCGTAATAACGAAGAATTTGGTGAACACTACGTAGTATTTGACGCAGAAACTATTCAGCAAATTGCAGAAAAGTTCTTTAAGCGTGGTTATCAGTCAAACGTGAACGAGATGCACAATTCAAATAAAGCCGTTCAAGGCGTTACAATGTTTGAATCATGGTTAGTTAATCACGAGATGGGCAAGATGCCTATAAAAGGCTTTGAAGACGCAAAGGATGGAAGTTGGTTCGGTAGCTATAAAGTAGATAACGCCGAAGTATGGGCAAAGGTAAAGTCAGGCGAATTTCAAGGCTTTAGTGTTGAAGGTATCTTTGGCTATTCAGACATGGTTAAAAAAGAAGACGATGTTATGATTGAAAAGATAAAAGAAATATTAAGGTCGGCTGGAATTTAAGTAGCAATTTTTTAAATCAAATATATATATTAATTATTAATCAAAAATTATGAAGGCAAAAGAAGCATTAGAACAAATTAAAAGTTTGTTGTTTGCAGACGAAGCGGTTGTAGTTGAAGAAGTGGTTACTGAATTTGCTGAAGGCGTTTTAGCTGATGGCACGATTGTAAAGTTTGACAAGTTAGAAGTCGGCGGAATCGTTTCGGTAGTAACTCCTGACGGCGAAGTACCTGCACCAGTTGGCGAACACGAACTTGAAGACGGAACTGTAATTGTAATTGCAGAAGCTGGTGTTATTTCAGAAGTTAAACTTGTTGAAATGGAAGACGAAGTTGTTGTTGAAGAAGAAATGGCTATCGAGCCAGTTAATTACGATTCAAAGTTTGAAGAAATTAGCCAACTTTACAACACTAAATTTTCTGAAGTTGAAGCAAAGATTGAGTTCTTGAATGACATCACAAAAAAAATTGTTGAATTTATGGATGCGTTCGCACAAGTAGAATCAGCGGTTGAAACTCAAACGCCGAAGAATACTTTCTTGGCTCAAAACAAGGTATCTAAAGTAGATGCTTTTAAAAATTTACAAAATATTTTTCAAACAATTAAAAACTAAAAAAAATGGCTTTAGATTTAACTGGTTTAACCAACTATGTAAAAGAAAACGAACAACAACTTGCAACTGCTCTTGTGTTCGCCCCAAAGACTGCTAAAATAATTGAATCAGCTGGGAATGTTCAGGTAGGTATCAAATCTTCTGAAAAAATTAACTTGATGGATACTGACGCAGTATTTCAGGCAGGTGGAACTTGTGGATTTTCTTCAAGTGGCACAACTGCTTTCACTCAGCGTTCACTTGCTCCAGGAAAGATTAAAATAAACGAATCAATTTGCCCTAAAGCATTCGAGGCTAAATATACTCAGAAAGCTTTACGTGCTGGTTCAATGTATGACTATATGCCGTTTGCTGACGAATATTCTGCAAAGAAAATTGAAGTTATCGGTGCTGCACTTGAAACTGCTCTATGGCAAGGTGATACTGGTTCTGGAAACGCACAACTAAACAAGTTCGACGGATTGTTGAAATTGATTGCTCCTGCTGGTGTACCTGTTGCTGGTGTTATTGACGGTAACGTTGCTAACGTTGCTGCTTTGACTCAAGCTACTGTTATCGCTGCAGTTGATGCGGTTTATGTTGCATTACCTTCTTCTATCATAGCTAACGGAGATGTTGCTATCTTTATCGGAATGGATGCTTTCAGACTTTACACTATCGCTTTGAAAGAAGCTAATCTTTACCATTACGCAGCTGACGCAGTTGACTTTGAAATATTCATTCCAGGAACTAACGTTAAACTAATTGGAGTTAACGGATTGAACGGAACTGATAAGCTTATCGGAACTCGTATTTCTAACCTTTACTTAGGTGTTGACTTACTTAACGAAGAAGAAAGATTCGAATTATTCTACGCTAAAGAAGCTGACGAAATGAGATTTGTTTCTGAATTCAAAATGGGTGTTCAATACGCTTTCCCTACCGAGATTGTTTACTGGCAAGAAGGTGGTGTTGCTTAATTAATTCTAATATTTAAACCAAAGAGGGTGGGTAATTAAACTGCCTACCCTTTTTTAATACTCAAAAATATGGCGTGTGCATTAACACAAGGTTACGTATTAGACTGTAAAGATTCATTAGGTGGATTGAAAGCGGTATTATTTATCGAAGCAGGTAACGTAACGGCAGTAACAGAAACCGCTGGGGTTGTTACTGCAATTACTTTAGCAGCATCAAAATACTTTCACAAATACGAATTAGTGAAAGAAACTTCTTCATTTACTGAAACTGTAACGGCTTCAGTTCAAAATGGAACTATTTTTTACGCTCAAGAATTAAGCGTAATTTTAAACAAGCTTCAAACAAATACGAGAAACGAAATTCTTCTTTTGGCTCAAAATAGCTTAATCGCTATCGCTGAAGATAAGAACGGAATTTATTGGATGCTTGGAAAAGATGGTGGCTTAGACATCACAGGCGGAACTGCTGCTTCTGGTGTTGCAACAGGTGATCGTAGTGGTTACGAGTTAACATTTAGTGGTCAAGAGGCTGCTCTTGCACCTGAAGTATCTTCAGGAATCATTGCTGCTTTGTTAGACTAAATTAGAAGGTGGGGTTTAAAAGCCCCATCCTCTTTTTATGTTTATTCCAGCTTCGCCAAACGAAGTGTTATTATCATTGTATTCAAGATGAACATCGTGCATCATGTCAAGAATGTTTTCACCTTCTTTCAACAAAGTTTCTTCTAAAAAATTAGCATACTTGGTAAGTAATTGACCAAAGTGCTTGGTTGTAATTAATGCGTGATAAACTTCTGCTTTGGTGTCTGAAGCAGGTAAGTCATTAAACTTTTTAACGTAGTCTTTATGTAGCTTAGTCCAAATCATATTCAAATAATTTATCAATTTCAAAGTAACCAACATTTACGTTATTGTAATAATGGCTTCCAATACTTAAAATGGTATCATAAAGCAAATCAGAAATAAATTTCTTTTCTTGCAAATCAGTAAAAAGTTTTTCCATTGTATTTGGAAATAGTTCTTGTTGAATAATTAATTTTTCAAGAACTTCAGGATTTAGGCGATCAAATAATGTTTTCATTGTGTTCGATTCTTTTAATATTGTTCATAATCCAGTTAATTAAAATAGCGAATAATAGACCAGCTACTATCGGCAATGAGCAAAAAATAAAGGTGATTAAATTCATATCTTTTTGTTTAGTGTTTTCAAAAGTAAATTTAATAATTGATATAAAAAAATTTATTTTAAAATATATTTTTCGACATACTTTCGTGATAGTTTCTTGATACTTTCGGTAAAGTTTAGTGAAACGTTGGAGGTTTTTCAAAATAAAACGCAGAAAATAATTTTGTAATCTATTGATTGTTAAGATATTACAAAAAATGTAACGTGTTCGGAATTCGTTCGTAACGCTTGTAAAGTAAAGTAAAGTAAATAGATATATATATATATTGTTTTTTATGACTAAAATTTATATTTATAATCAATGATACTATTGGAAAAAGGCACAGTCAAAGAAATGATTTTATCGCTTGGAGTTCTTGCGATTGAAAACCCTATATACTTGTTTGAATTCGTCAATGATATACGAAATGACCTTGTAACTTTTCAAGCAATTAATACAAGTTTATACATCGATCGATATTCAGAATTTGAAATCACAGTAAACGATTATTTTTTAAACGAAACCGAAGGCTTCTGGACTTATAAGGTTTATGAGTATCAAGCTGATCCGTTAATAAAGAATTTATTGGAAATTGGTAAAATGAAATTAATCGATCAAGCTTTTGTCTTTACGGCTTATGATGGTCAACCTGAAAACTTTATAACCTACAATAATTAATGGCAACACTTACAGGCGAATTAATATCGGAAACCTACGATTCACTTTTAAAGGTAGGTGATAATCAAACAATAACAGGAGTTAAGAAAAGAATAACCGATGGATTTGGTAATTCAATTCCTTTGTTACTTTCTTCAACCGATTTAGAAGTTGACGGAAACTTTCTTTTGTCGGCACTTGCAAACGCTACAACCGACACCGATAAATTCTTAGTTTTAGACACTACAACTGTTAAATACAGAACTGGTAGTCAAATGCGAACCGATATAGGTGCAGGAACAGTAAATAGCGTCGGTCTAAGCATGCCTTCTGCCTTTAGTGTAGCTAATTCACCTATAACAGATTCGGGTGTCTTAGAAGTCACCGCAATAGGTTTGGCATCTCAATACATTCGAGGTAATGGAACACTTGCAGATTTCCCAACAAGTGGAGGCGGTGGCGGTTCTTCGGTTTCTTATTACCTTAATGGCTCGGTTAATCAAGGAACGTTTGTCGGTAATGTTTACAAAGAAATGAATAAGACACCTATTTTAGGTGCAGGTACTGATTTTACTATAAATGCAAACGGATATATTGCTCAATTCATAACGGATGCAACTGATCCTGGAGCGTTATTAATTCCAGCAGGAAATTGGGACTTTGAAACTTATTTTTCAGCTTCTTCAGGTGGCGGTTCACCTTCATTTTATATTGAACTTTATAAATACAACGGAAGTGCATTTACTTTAATTGCAAGTAATTCAACAGTGCCAGAATTAATATCATTCGGCACTTCAATACAACCATATTTTTCAAGCATAGCCGTTCCCGAAACTGTTTTGACAGTTACTGATAGACTTGCAATTCGTGTTTATGTTACGCATTCAGGCAGAACGATTACGCTACACACGGAAGATAATCATTTGTGTGAAGTTCAAACAACATTCACAACTGGTTTACAATCGCTTAACGGATTAACAAAACAGGCTCAGTATTTTGCAGTTGGAAGTACAGGGACTGATTTCAATATTTCAAGTTCAGTTGATACCCATACGTTTAATATTCCGAGTGCGAGTGCAACTGCTAGAGGTGTTGTTACCACAGGAACGCAAACCTTTGCAGGAGAAAAAACTTTTACAGCATCAAGAACGATATTTCAAAATTCAGATTTTGCTCAAATAACATTTAAAAACACTTCTGATTTAACTAAAACACTTAATATAGGTTATGGTTCTAATGGTAACATATTTTCTTCAAATGGGCTAGATTTTAGAGTAGGTGGTTTAACATCAAGTGCTTTACTGATTACGGCTAATGAAAATGCTACTTTTAAAGAAAACTTAACTGCAAAATCATTTATAAAATCAGGTGGTACATCAAGCCAATTTTTAAAAGCTGATGGTTCGGTCGATACAACTACTTATCAAGGTGCAATTTCTTTAGGTGCAATAGGCATAACGCCAAACGCAAATGCAGCGAGTCTTGTTGGAAGTATTTTAAATCTACAACCTGCTGATGCAAGTTTTGGAGGTGTAGTTACTACAGGAACACAAACCTTTGCAGGTGATAAAACGCTTACAGGTTCTCTTTATGGCATTGGATTATCAATGACAGGCACAAGTGGTGATATTATTGGTAGTGTAGCAACAACAGGTAAGGCTTTAAGAGGTACTGCAACAACAGGTTTTGGAGTGTATGCAAGTTCTACAACAGGTCAAGCAATTTATGCTGAATCTACTGGTACTGGTGGAAGTGCAGTAAATGGAACTGCTGCTAATGGTATAGGTGGATATTTTTTTAATAATTCAACAACATTTGCAACTTTATATGTAAGTAATTTTGGCTCTGGAAATTTAGCAAATTTTAGTAATTCAGCAGGAACAAAATTCACGATAAACAATGCAGGTAATTTAGGTAACGGAACATACACCTATACGCTACCATCAGCTACAGGTACTTTAGCTTTGACATCTGATTTAAGTGCTTACTTACCATTGACAGGCGGTACTTTAAGTAACAATTTAACAATAAGTGCAAGTACGGGCAATAGTCCTTTAAGATTTACAAGTACAACTGCTTCAAGTAAAACAGGTTATTTATATGCTGATGCGACTACTATTGGTATTTGTGATGTTTTAAATGGTGGCGCGGGAGTAGGTGGCATATTTTTTAATTCTACAACAAAAGAAGCATTAATCTTAAATAATGGTAGTGTTTCTTTATCAATAGCATCCACAGGAGCAGCTACGTTTAGTAGTACAGGAACGGCAAACTCCATTTTTATAGGTGGTATTTCTGCAAGCGGAGGTTATGGAGTAGTTTCATTAAATGGTACAAATGCAGAAGGTCAATATATTGGAATAGCTGGTGGTGGAACTGGTGGAACAGACAAGGCTTTATATTATCAATCAGGGAATGGCGGTAGTCATATATTTAGAACTGGTGACGGAACTAGTTATACCGAACGTATGCGTATCACATCAGGTGGTAACGTAGGTATAGGAACAACAAGTCCAACACAAAAATTACATCTTTATGGAAGTGGAGCAAATACACAATCAATACTTTTAGAAAGTAGTATTGCTAATGCTAATGCTTATGTTATTATGAAAAACACAGGTAAATCATATATTACAGGTTTATCATATGATATAGGTCCTAATAATTATTTAATTTACGATGAAACTGCAGCAGCTACAAGATTAGCTATCACATCAGGTGGTAACGTATTAATAGGAACAACTACAGATAATGGTGCTAAGTTGCAGGTACAAGGTAGTGGATTAGTAGCAACATTTAATGATACAACATCTGGTGACGAAACCATAAGATTTTTAGCTAACGGAACATTTAGAGGAGGATTAGGTGCAGATTCAGTAAGTGCTTTGAAAATTACAGGTACAGGAGGAATAGTTGCACTTGTCAATACAGTAACAGGTATTTACACTCCTACATCGGATGTAAATAAAAAGAAAGATTTTGAAGATTCTAAATTAGGATTAAATGCAATTTTAGGATTAAAGCCTACCTTGTATAGAATGAAAAGTGAGCAAAATACACCAAAAAATTTAGGTTTTATTGCTCAAGAAGTAAGAGAATTTATACCACAAGCTTACGTTGAAAGTGGAAGCTTTATAGGCTTAACAGAAATGCCTATAATTGCTACATTAGTTAAAGCAATTCAGGAGTTAAAAGCAGAAATAGACATTTTAAAAAATAACTAAATGAAACAAATCACACCAATCTCTATATGGGATAAAGGCACAGTTCAAGAAGCAATAATTTTAAATGCGTATTGTATCAATGATAATCTAAGTACATCAGCAACATTTTACTATTCTTTATTAAGCGATAGTTTGCAACAACTCGCTCAAGGTAATTTAAGTATGTCAGGCGAAGATTATATTGGTTGGCAGACAAATGATTATGCTTATGATTGGGTAGCTACTCAACTTAATTTAATCATTACAGGTGATTACGTTCCTCCTGTTGTTGAGCCGATAGCAGAAGTTACGCCTGAGCCGATAATACCGACTGATGAAGATTAGGGTTTTAGATACCGAATTAAAAGTCGGTAATATTCGCAGAAAAATAAACTCGGTCAACATACTTAGTTTTAAATATTCTTTTTTTTGCGAAGGTGCTGATATCACTTGTCAGATATACGATGAAAATAATTGTATTTGTTTTGAAGAAATTATATTTATAAAAAAAGAGATATTAAAAAACTTAGGAAATAACGATCAAGCGATAATAAATGAACTTTTAATTCGATTAGGATTGAAAGAATATAACACCAATGAACAAGGTGATAAAAAGATAAAGAAATGAATAGTAATTTAATAGCGATTAACTTTTCGGAATATTCCCAGCCAAAATTCGAAGAAAAAAAGAATCAAGACTGGGTTTCGTATGGTGCTGATAATAGGTATCCGTTGCACTTATTATCTTTGCTAAACACTTCGGCAAAGCATAACGCAATAGTTAACGGAAAAGCTAACTATATCGCTGGTGGTGGTATTGTATTTGATGACGATGCTAAACAATATTTAGCTGACCAGCCTATTAATCGTTCAAAGGAAACAATTAACGATATCTTAGATAAAATTACTTTAGACATTGAAACCTTTGGCGGTTGCTATCTTGAAATAATTTATAACCAATTTGGTGATGCCGTTTCTCTTTATCATATAGACTATGCAAAGGTTCGTTCAAACGTAGATAATACTTTCTTTTATATCAGCGAAGAATGGGCAACTAAATCAAAGCCGACCGATATTATAGGCATCGCAGCTTTTAATCCTGACAATCCAACTGGTAAGCAAATAATTTATTTAAAAGAGTATAGACCAGGAGTTAATACGTATACTTTGCCTACCTATCAAGGGGCGATGAATTATATCGAACTTGATGTCGCCGTTTCCGAATTTCATTTGAACGCTATTCATAACGGAATGATGCCTTCAAAGATGCTATCTTTTAATAATGGTATTCCAACTGAAGAAGAACAAAGAAAAATTGAGCGTCAAGTAAAAGATAAATTTAGTGGTGAAAAGAATGCTGGTAAATTTATTATTAATTTTAATAACGATCCAGCAAAAGCACCGACAGTAATTGACTTATCAGCTTCAGACTTAGACAAGCAGTTTGATATGTTGAACAAGACTATACAACAAGAGATATTTAGTGGTCATCGTATTACTTCAGCTTCTTTGTTTGGTATCTCACAAGAGGGTGCATTAGGTGCGAGAACTGAAATGCGTGATGCTTATGAGATATTCCAAAACACTTATGTAAACGGAAAGCAACAATTCATTGAACGCTGGTTATCTTATATACTACCTTTATTTGGTATCAATGATGAATTTCATATTAAACATACAGAACCTTTAGGTTTTGAGTTTAGCGAAGGAATTATCGCTGCTAATATGACACGTGCAGAGATACGTGAAAAATTAGGTTTAATACCTGAAGTAGAAATATTACCAGCTTCAACTTCACAAGCGTTTAGCGATCAAGACGATGACTTTGCAATAAGTGTTTTCGCAGACTTTGGTGATGACAAAAGCAATTATAATGTTATCAAATCAAGAAAGGTTCAATTCGATGAAAACTTTGAGCCTATACCACATCAAGATTTTGCAGAAATAGATATAATAATCACAAATGTTCAAAGTGGAATTCTTGATTTATTACAGAAAAATCCGTTGACGACAGTTGATGACATGATTACTGCTTTAAAAGTAGACAGACAAGTGATTTTAGGCTCTTTGGCGACACTTGAAGGAAATAAGCTTATAAGTGTTAAACCGTTCAATGATAATGGCTCTGAAGTCATATCTCGTGAAATAACAGACGAAGGTAAAAGACAAAAGTCGGCACGTAGACCGATAGCAAATATTCAAATCCGTTATTCATACGAAGTAACTCCTGGACTTGGTGCAGCGATTATTCCGACTACACGCAAATTCTGCGAGAACTTAATAAATTTAGATAAGATTTATTCAAGAAAAGAAATACAAAATATTAGTCAAAGGTTAGGTTATTCGGTTTGGCAAAGGCGTGGTGGTTTTTATCATAATCCGAGAACAGGCGTGACAACACCATATTGCCGTCATCGTTGGGTTGAACAAGTAGTAATTAAAAGATAATGAGTGCAAATATTTTATTTATCAGCGAAACTACGCTAAAGGATAGGTCACTATTACAAGATAATGTCGATCCAAAATTGATTAAGCCGACTATCAAACAGGCTCAAGATATGTATATAGAACCTATCTTAGGAACTGGTTTATATCAAGAACTTCAGCAACAAATTGAAGATGACGACTTAACTCAGTTAAATATTACACTACTTAATTTATATATCACGGATTGTATGTGCTGGTATGTTGCAAGTGAAATGGTTATGTCTTTAGGCTTCAAGCTAACTAATAAAAACGTATTAAGAAAAACAAGCGAAAATTCAAATGACGCTTCACTTTCTGAATTGTTCGACTTAATGGAGTATTATAAAAATAAAGCTGAATGGTATGCACAACGTATCACTAACTATCTTTGTGAAAACATAGTTGACTATCCTTTGTATAATAATCCAGGTGTTGGTGTTGATACTATACATCCAAACAATACAAGCTATTCGACAGGAATGTTTCTTGGGAACGCAGATATACGTTTTAGAAGTTTTGAAGATATGTATCAATCACAATTCGGTGCAATAGGTAGGGATTACAGAGATTAAATGGCAAAGAATTATTCAATCAAAAATGTTTTCAAATTGAAAACTTATTTAACCACAGTTAAGAATGACACTAAAGGAAGTAAGAAGTCTACTAAATAATTTAGCAGACGATCATAAGCAAATAAATGACTTCGGCTGGGGCGATATTTGGGAACTCGGTGAAAGTCAATCAATCACTTATCCTTTAATGTACTGCACTATTCAAAATTCAAACGTAACTGGTAAGGTTTTTAATTTGTCTTTGTCTATTTTATTTTGCGATTTGGTATTTGGTGACAATAAAAACGAAGACGATGTGATTAGCGACCAGATGCTAATATGTCAAGATATAATTGCACAACTTAGAAGCGATACTTTCGAATTCACACTTGGCAACTCTGTCAATGTTAACTTCTTTAATGAACGATTATCAGACTTAGTCGCTGGTGTTCAGGCTAACATCACATTAGCTTTGCCATACGTAGCCGATAGGTGTGCCGTACCAAGTGATTTCCCTTTAATTGATGGATTGTGACACAGAAAGAAAACGCAACCTTAGAAAAGGTATTTGATGAATTAAGAAACTTAACACATAAGGTTCAAACGATTGAAGATGCTATTCTTGGAAGTGATTATTTCGGTGAAGGTATTAAAAAACAAACGGCTCAGAATACGGATAACATAAATGCAATTCAAAATAAATTTAAATACGTATACTACACTTTAATTGGTGTTGGTATCACAGGCGGTTGGCAACTTTCGGAATTAATAAAGAAGATTTTTCCTGCCATTTTTTAACATTCCTTTTATTTTAAGATTAATAACTAACTTTGTTTTGAACAAATCAAACAAAATATGTATAGACCACGACTAAATTCTAATGAATACGACTTAATCAAGTCATTCAGAAATTCAAATGTTGTCGGAATCATTGGCGACAGACACGCACCATTTACACATCCAGATTACTTTGCTTTTGTTTACGAAGTATTCAATAAGTTTCAAGTTTCAACGATTGTCGATATTGGTGATGACACCGACTTTCATGCAATTAGTTACCACGAATCTGATCCTGACGGCGAATCGGCTGGTAATGAATTAGAACTTGCAAGGCGTGACCACGTTCAATGGCACGAAGCATTTCCTGAAGTGTACGGATGTATAGGAAATCATTCAAGCTTACCAACTCGAAAGCTTCAAACTGCTGGTTTGCCAAAATCAATGTTTAAAACCTATAACGAAATGCTTGGTTATCCAGATGGCTGGAAGTGGGCATATAGTCACGAAATAGATAACACTTTATACATTCACGGAACTGGATCGAGTGGCGCACAAGGTGCAATTAATCGAGCAAGGGACAATAGACAGTCAACTGTGATTGGTCATATTCATTCTTTTGCTGGTGTTAATTATTCAGCTTCAGATCGTGACATAATATTCGGTATGAACGTAGGGTGTGGCATTGATGTACGTAGTTACGCTATGGCATACGGCAAAGTATACGCAAAGAAGCCAACTTTAGGGTGCGGTATTGTAATTGATGGAAAAACTGCTATCTTTATTCCAATGAATCTCGGTTCTAAAATCTCGTGGTTATGATAAATATGAAGATACTTGAAGAAAAAGCAATTGAAAACAAAAAGATTAAAGGATTAATGAAGCTAAAGATTATAAAAGAAGCAGAACTTCAAGTGATAGTTATGGAATTACGTAAATTAATACAGAAATGAAAAGAATACCAGGAATACATTACGAATTCATTGAAGAAAAAACAGATAATCCGATTGCCGATTACGTTAAATCAAGCAAAAGAATATTTGAAAGTGGAAGTCAACGTGATGACGACACTAATAAACCTTTAGTAAATCATTTAGACGCTTATGTAAGGCTTCGATTTGGCTATCTTTTGCGAATGGGTGCTAATAAATATGAAAAAAGTAACTGGCAAAAAGGTCAACCGACCGAAGCAGCTATTGAAAGCCTACACAGACATCTTGCAAAGTACGAATTAGGTGACGATAGCGAAGACCATTTAGCTTGTATTATATTTAACATCCAGCTAATCATGAAGAATGAACAAAAAGAAGGTGTTAGTGTTGATAAATATTATAAATCTTTGTAATTTTTTATAAACGTATAACTTTAAAAATTTATTAAAAAAGTAAACTTATAAATTTAATATGAAATCAAAATTCAAAATGACTTGTAAAGCTGGAGTTTATGAAGCAGATACTTTTTTAAGTTTAATTATAGAAGTTTTAAAACATAGGTTTTGGCATTTGCGTACACATGGTAAATGGATTGATTAAAAAGTATGAAAATAAAAGTAGTTAGAGAATTCTTTAGCAATAGCGAAACGCTTGGAACAATGTACATAAATGACAAGTTCTTTTGCTACACGCTTGAAGATTACGATAGGAAATTTAAACAATCTCAAGACGAAGCGTTTATAAAAAAAAATAAGATAGCAAAAAAGACCGCTTTACCTTCTGGTGAATATCGTTTAATATTATCAATCAGCAATCGGTTTCAAAGATTAATGCCTGAAGTATTAAATGTCAAAGGTTTTGCAGGAATCAGAATACACGGAGGAAATACCCACGAAAATACCGAAGGTTGCATCTTGATAGCTAAAAATAGATTTATAGACAAGCAATCCACGTTTGGTAAAATACGGAATTGGATTCAAGGCACTATGGAAGTTCAATTGATTAAAGAGATTCAAAAAGCATTAAATAATAATGAGATTATTGAATTGTCAATTAGTTAGTGATTTTATATTTATGAGTATGAGCCGACTCAAAAAAAGATATAGTTCACCAACACCAAAGGTATTTAGAAAAATAGGTGATTCGTTACTTGCATCGTCTACTTTGGTAGCTGGTTACTCAATGTATGCAGGATTCGAATGGGTTGCAATGATAGCAGTAGCGTGTGGCGTGATAGGGAAGTTTCTAACGAACTTTACTACGGAAGATGACAAGTAATAAGGCTTTAATATTATCGTTCGTTACATCGCTTCTAATTGCGTCATGTGCGACTACACGAATTAAGGAAACAATCACAGTAAAAGATACTGTTATAATTCCAGCGAAGATTCAACTTGATACTTTATTTCAATTCAAGGATTCAATCGTCACG